GCTGCAGGTGCATTACAATCTGATGGAGCAGGAAACTTATCATTCGCTCCAGCTACTGCATCATTTTCTGCGATAGGTGAACATGTATTACCAGCAACTGATGACCTTTATGATTTAGGTTCTGCTAGCAAAAAATGGAGAAACTTATATGTTGGTGGAGATACAATATTTTTAGATGATGCTAAGATTATGAAAAAATCAACTGGATTAATGATGAATCCAGGAGTATCAAATTCACTTGCTTCACTTACTATAACAAATGATGGAGCAGGATACTTAGAACAACCATCAATTACTTTCCCTAATCCAGATAATACTGGTGTTGACACTCTTGTTATTACAAACGCAGGTGGAGGATATACTGCTGCACCAGTAGTCACGATTGATGCACCAACTGCTAATCCTGCTGTACAAGCAACAGCAACTGCTACTATGGTTGATGATGGCTCTGGAAATAATACATTCGCAGTAGCAAGTATCACTGTAGATACTGGTGGATCAGGTTATCCGACTGCACCAAATGTCACGATTGCTGCAACTCCTAATGCTGGAGCAGGTGCAATTCAAGCTACCGCAACAACAACTGTTAATCCTTCTGTAAATGGTGGTTCAGTTGCATCAGGTTATACTGTTATTAATGTCACAACTGGTAAGATTACAGAAGCAGTTATAACTGCAGCTGGTTCAGGTTATACTACTGTGCCAACAGTGACAGTAGAAAGTCCAGCAAAAGATGTCACACTTAATATACTTGTATATAATGATTACAGTACAGGAAATAATTACTATACATTATCAGGTGGCATAAATCAAGAAATAGATATTATACAAGGTCAAACATATACCTTTGATTTATCTTCTACTACACACTCTGGGCATTTATTTGCATTGAGTGGTACTCAAGATGGTACGCATGGTGGGGGAACAAAATATACAACAGGTGTCACATACACTGGTACTCAAGGAACTAGTGGTGCCAAAATGGTATTAGTGACAGACGCAAATACACCAACAACATTATATCCATACTGTGAAACACACTCAGGTATGGGAGGAACATCAAGTTTAACGAAACTAGCAAGTGGGACAACAGGAATAATTACCCCAGTTCTAGCAGAATATAATGCTGCAATGGATAAAAAATTCGCTATGGAACCATTTTCAATAGCAATGAGTATCGCATTAGGAGCATAAAAAGGAACTAAATAGTAGTATGGCAAATCCATCAACAAGAGAACAACTTAAAGATTACGCATTACGATCGCTTGGATCGCCAGTGATAGAAATAAATGTAGCTGACGAACAGCTAGAAGATCGCTTAGATGAAGCGATTGAATACTTTAATATTAATCACTGGAATGGTACAGAACGAGCTTACTTTCAACATGTAGTCACAGGGACATCAATTAATTTAACTGCTGCAGTTGCAGGAAACTTTACTGCTGGAGAAGTTATCGAGGGTGGTACATCAGGTTGTCGTGCGTCAGTACATACTTCTTCTGCTGGTTCAAGTATTATATATCAAAAGATTAATAACTTAACTTCAAGTAGAACTGGATTTGCAAATGGAGAAACTATTACTGGAGAATCTTCTGGTGCTACTGGTATAATTAATACTGTTGTAAAAGGTGATACAGAAAATGGATATGTTCCTGTTGGTGATGAAATATTTGGAGTAAATAAAGTTTTTACAGTTTTTTCTAATACTACTGATTCTAGAAATATATTCGACTTACAATATCAATTAAGATTAAATGACTTATATGATTTAACCTCTACAAGTATAGTTTATTATACTACTGTTATGGGACATCTATCTTTACTTGATTTAATGTTAAATGGTAAAACTCTTTATCGTTTTAATAGAATGCACAATAAATTATTCCTTGACCTAGATTGGCGAGGAGATGTACAGATTGGCGATTTCATAATGGCTGATGTTTATAAAGCATTAGATCCTACCACATACACAAAAGTATTTGGAGAGCCATGGTTAAAAAAATATACTACTGCTCTGTTCAAGAAACAGTGGGGACTTAATCTTAAAAAGTTTTCGGGACTAGTTTTGCCTGGAGGAGTTTCAATGGATGGCGATGGTATATATAACGAAGCCATGAACGAACTACAACAACTAGAAGACGAACTCATCGGAAAAGGTGCACCACTAGAGTTCTTCACAGGGTAAATAAATGGCTGGAAGAAATACTTACATATCTCAAGGAGTAGCATCTGAACAGAATTTAATAGAGTCTTTAATTATTGAGTCTCTAGCAATTTATGGTCAAAATGTTTTTTATATTCCAAGAACTCAAGTTGCTAAAGATGAAATCTTAGGCGAAGATCCCCTCTCAAAATTTGAACACGCATTTCCTATTGAAATGTATTTTGAGAATGTAGATAACTTAGGAGGACAAGGTCCATTCATACAGAAGTTTGGTTTGTTTAATGAGTTAAGTGCTACTCTAGTTGTAGCAAGATCTAGATGGACAGAATTAGTTGGTCAGCATGGAAATACATTTGTTCCTAATAGACCAAACGAAGGAGACTTAATTTATTTTCCATTGACTAAAGGATTGTTTGAAATTAAATTTGTTCAACATCAAGATCCTTTTTATCAATTAGGAAAATTATATACTTACAAAATGGAAGTAGAATTGTTTCAATATGCTTCTGAAAGAATTGACACTGGTGTTGCTGATATTGATGTATTTGAAGATCTTAAAACTTTCTCGGAAGACCCTACAAGGACAGAGGGTATGTTTGTAGATTCTATAACATTCAGCAATGTTGGAGCTGGTTATACTTCTGCTCCTACATTAACATTCAGTGGTGGAACACCTAGCACTACTGCTACTGCTACTTGTACTGTTGATGCATCTACAGGTAAAGTAAATGGTGTCACTATTACTAATGTAGGAAATGGTTATAATGCTGTTCCTACAATTGCTGTATCTGCTCCACCAGCAGGTGGAACTCAAGCTGTCGCAGTTGCTACCATTAAATTAAATGTAGATAGACAAGGTGGCTATGCTGACAACTTAGAGCTAGAAACTGAAAGACAACCAAGTACGAATGAAAAAGTTGCTTGGTCTGAAAACAATCCATTTGGAGAATTCTAATGCTGGGCAAAAGTCCTTTCTATCATCAGACTACTAGAAACTGTATTATCGGTTTTGGGAAAATGTTTTCAGATATAGAGTTCGAAAGATTTGATAATGCTGGCACAGTTCAACAAAAAATATTAGTACCAATCGCATATGGTCCAAAAGAAAAATGGATGCAGAGACTAGAACAAGATCCTGAATTAGAGAATCAAGTATATACTACTCTTCCTCGTATGTCGTTTGAAATGGCTGCAATGTCTTACGACCCATTAAGAAAAACAAATAGAATGGGAACTGTTAAAGTAAATAGAACATCACTAAGTGGTGGAAGTGGTAAAAGGGATAAGATATTTGCACCTGTACCTTTTAACTTAGACATGACTTTAAACTGCCTTACAAAGACGACTGAGGATGGTTTACAAATTATAGAGCAAATACTACCATTCTTCACACCAGAGTTTACTATGAAAATAAAGAACACTGATCCAACATTAGAAACTGAAACAGATGTTCCAATAATACTAAATAGTACCAGCTTCATAGATGATTACGACGGAACTTTTGAGATAAGAAGATTCGTCACATGGACTTTAAACTTCACATTAAAAATACTATTATTTGGTGGAGTGGATCAAACTGGGTCGGTGATTACAAGTACCTTTGTCGACCTTGGAAACCCTGATGAACAACATAGATCAACAGGTGACCTAAATACTTTACAGATAACTGATTTAGGGTGGAACGAAACCCAGAAAACAGATTTATAGGAGAATACAATAAATGGCTAAACAAACTTTAAATATTGGATCCATCGCTAATGATGGCACAGGTGATACTCTAAGAGATGGTGGCGATAAAATCCAAGATAACTTTAATGAGTTATATACTGCTCTTGGTGGAAATACAGTTAAGATAGCAATTGGTTCTCCAACTTCAGGACAAATATTAAAATACAATTCAGGAACAAGTGTATTCGAACCATCTTCTGATGCGAACGATAACACTACTTATACTGTATCAGCAGAAACTTCTGGTACTGATGCAGCAATTAGATTGACTGGTTCTGATGCTTCTACTGATAATGTAAATATAGTTTCAGGAACAGGTATTAATGTTGATAGAACTGATGCTGATAACATCACTATTAATAACACAGTCACAAATACAACTTATTCTACTTCAATCGAATCTGTCACAGCTGGTTCAAAAGAACTACGACTAGCTGGATCAAATTCAGTAAATGATGACATTACTATAACACAGGGAAATGGTATTGAGCTCTCTAATTCAAGTGCTGCTCAATTAACTATTACTTCTGTATCATTAAATCTATTCACTATTACTGCTGGAGATGGAAGTAATTATACAATCACTGGTTCAGGTTTATTATCTGCTGGTGAAAATGACCCACAACTATATGTCTACAGAGGACATACTTATCGTTTCAGGAATACCATTGCTGCGAATGGTCACCCATTTGAGATAGTGGCTTTCGGAACTAGTACTGCACCTGCTGCAGATTACATCAGTTCTACTAATGCTACTAGAAATCTTGCTACAACAAATGACATTATTACATTCACTATACCAATGAATGCGTCTACAGGAAATACATACCAATACAGATGTACAGCACACCCATCTAATATGCTTGGTACTATTACTGTTGTATAATTAATCTCCGCAAGGAGGATACATGGCAACGACTTATTATAATGCAAATCAAAATTTAAAAGCTGTTGGAGTCCCAGTAGAATTTACTGAGGAGCAAATACAGGAGTACATAAAGTGTAAGAAGAATCCAATATACTTTATTGAAAACTACTGTAAGATTGTTTCTTTAGATGATGGTGTAGTAGATTTTAAATTATATCCTTGTCAAAGAAAAAAAGTAAAACATATAATGAAGAATCGGCAAACGATTCTCATGGAAGGAAGACAGCAAGGTAAGACAGTCGTAAGTGCTGCATGTATATTACACTTCACTATATTTAACGATAATAAAACTGCTGCAATAATGGCAAACAAAGCTACTGCTGCAAGAGAAGTTTTATCTAGATATCAATTAATGTATGAGTATCTACCAAACTGGATGCAACAAGGAGTTGCTGTTTGGAACAAAGGTGATATAGAATTAGAAAATGGTTCAAAGATATTTACTGCTGCAACTTCTAGTTCAGCGATTCGTGGTAAATCTGTAAACTGGCTATACATTGATGAAGCTGCAATTATACCTAATACTGTCGCAGAAGAATTTTTTACTTCAGTTTATCCTACGATCTCTGCTGGTAAAGATACCAAAGTATTACTGTCCTCGACACCTCTAGGATATAATCATTTCTGGAGATATTGGGAAGCTGCAAAAGAAGGACGAAATGATTTTGCTCCATTGTTTATACCATACAGCGATATCCCAGGAAGAACTAAAACTTGGGCAGACAAACAAAGAGCATTACTTGGCGAATTAAAATTTAATCAAGAAGTATTATGTGAGTTCCTTGGATCTAGTGCAACATTAATAAGTGCTACTGCCATAGGAGATATGAAGCCAAAGCCATTTATACTACAAAGAGATGGTTTAGATATTCAGGAAGAACCAATTCCTGGACATTCATATACTTTAATAGCAGATACTTCTAAAGGTGTGGGTGGAGATTATAGTGCCTTTGTAGTAATTGATACAACTCAAACACCATATAAGGTTGTAGCAAAGTATAGAAACAATCAAATAAGTCCTTTGCTATATCCAAATGTAATTGATAAGATTGGAAAAGAATATTATAATGCTCAAGTATTAGTAGAAATAAATGCAAGTGAGCAAGTACCATACATATTATATAATGAATTAGAATACGAAAATATGATTATGGTATCTAGAACACAACAAGGTCAAAAGATTACTGGTGGCTTTGGATCTGGTAAAAGCCAGTTCGGTGTTCAAACTGATAAGAAAATTAAAAGACAAGGGTGTATGAATTTTAAGACTCTTGTCGAAGAAAACAAATTACAAGTATATGATGGAGATATTATTGGTGAAATTAGTACCTTTATTGAACATAAAGGATCTTATGCAGCTGACGACGGATATCATGATGACTTGGTTATGTGCCTTGTATTGTTTGGTTGGCTTACCTCAGACCGATATTTTACTGAATCGAACGATGTAAATTTAAGGGAAGAGATGTATCAAAACCAAATGAAGCAGATCGAAGAGGAACTTACTCCTTTTGGGTTTATTCAAGATGGGCAAAAATATGACGATGAAGAAGAACTATTAAACTTCTAAAATCGTATATTAACTAAATAAATACATTGGGAAAGAATTGAAAGATTACTTCCTAATTAGAATTAACGAATTCATGTAATAAGGAGAAACAAATGGCTTTTCAACTCAGTCCTGGAGTAGTTGTCAAAGAACAAGATTTTACCTCAATCGTACCTAATGTGGCAACATCATCTGGTGCTTTTGCTGGGAACTTTCAGTGGGGTCCAATAGAAGACCCTGTACAAATTGTTTCTGAAAATGACTTGGTGTCCCGATTCGGTAAACCGAATGATGGTACTTTCGCAAGTTTTTTCACTGCAGCTAACTTCCTGTCATATTCAAATAATCTTCTTGTGGTTCGTGCCGATACAACTGCTGCTAAAAATGCAGTCGCTACTGGTACAGCTGTCAAGATTAAAAACTTGGACAACTACACATCAACTTATGTGGGTGGTTCAAATAATGTCGGTACAGTTGCTGCTAAGTGGGCAGGAAGTATCGGAAACTCACTCAAAGTAGAAATTGCTGACTCAGCAACTTTTGCTGCTTGGGGAAACAAAGGAAACTTCGATAGAATTCCTGGAACTTCTGCTTCTGCTGCAGCTAATGGTGCATCAGATGACGAAATCCATGTACTAGTAATAGACGAGGATGGATTATTTACTGGTCAAGCTGGCACAGTACTAGAATCTTTCTCACATCTATCAGTTGCTTCCGACGCAAAAAAATTCGACGGATCTAATAACTTCTATAAAGATGTTATAAACTCACAATCTAGATATGTATGGTGGATGGATCATCCTACCACTACTGGCTCAACTGCTGAATGGGGTACTCCCTCAACTGCAGGAGCTGCATATAAAGATCTTGCAAGTGCTTATGCTCCATCACTAACAGGTGGTGTTGATACTGCTCCAACTGCAGGAAACCTACAAACTGCTCTAGCAATATTTGCTAATGACGAGTTGTATGATGTTTCACTCATAATGATGGGTAAAGCTGATGCTGCAACTTCTACTGCTGCAATTAATAATATTGCTGAAGTAAGAAAAGATTGTATGGTATTCTGTTCAGCTGAAGATGCAAGTGGAAACACAATCTTGGCTACTGATGCAGACCCAGTTGGTGACATTACAACTTATAGAAACTCACTACCAAGTTCATCTTATGGTGTACTTGATACTGGATCCAAATACTGCTACGACAGATACAACGATAAATATAGATATGTACCTTTAAATGGTGACATAGCAGGTCTTGCTGCAAGAACTGACTATGACCAAGATGCTTGGTTCTCACCTGCTGGTGCTTCTAGAGGACAAATTAAGAATGTTGTTAAATTAGCATTCTCTCCTAATAAAACTCAAAGGGATACTTTATACCAATCTGGTGTAAACCCTGTTGTGACCTTCCCAGGAGCAGGTACACAATTATTTGGAGATAAAACTCTACTATCTAGCGAATCTGCATTTAATAGAATAAATGTTCGAAGATTATTTATCGTACTAGAAAAAGCAATTGCGATTTCTGCAAAAGCACAACTATTTGAATTCAACGATGAGTTCACTAGAAATGACTTTAAGAATGCAGTAAATCCTTTCTTAAGAGATGTACAAGGAAGACGAGGAATCACAGACTTTACTGTTGTATGTGATACTACTAACAACACAGGAGATGTGATTGATAGAAACGAATTCCGTGCAGATATCTTCATTAAACCAAACAGAGCGATTAATTTCATTACTCTTACATTTGTAGCAAGTAAATCAAGTGTAGACTTCAGTGAAATAGGTGGCTAAATATAACTAACAAGGAGAATAACTAATGGCTAATATTGCTGATTTTAAAGCGAATATGACTGGTGGCGGAGCTCGTCCTAATCAGTTTCGTGTCGATTTGGCTTTCCCTTCTTATGTCACTGGTGGAAGAGTTGCTGCTGTACAAGGACAGTTCTTATGTAAGGCTGCACAATTACCTGCTAGTACATTAGAAAATTTGCCGATCCAATATAGAGGTCGTGCTGTAAACTTTGCTGCGGAGAGAACATTTGCTCCATGGACAGTCACTGTTTATAACGACACAGACTTCGGTATTAGAAACGCAATCGAAAGATGGCAAAATGGTATTCAAGAGTATGCGACTACATCAGGTCGTACTAATCCGAATGATTACCAAGCTGACCTACTTGTAACACAACTAGATAGAAATGGTGCTGGAGTAAAACAATATAAATTTGTTGACTCTTTCCCATTATCTATTGGTATAGTTCAGTTGGACTACGATACAACAAATGCTATTGAGACATTTGATGTTGAATTCCAATACAACTTCTTTACAAGTAATACCAGCGAAAGTGGTGGATTAGGAGTGAACATTTCAATCGATACTCCGATTGGCTCATTCCCTATCAACATTTAATTATTAATAAAGGTGAATAAATTATGGCTGAATTTTTCGGTTTCGAAATTACACGAAAGAGGAATAGAGAACCACTAACACCTGTCGCCCCATCACGAGATGATGGGTCTACAGTTCTTACAGATGTAAGTGCATACTATGGTGTCACTCTTGACCTAGATAATTCAATAAAAAGTGAAAATGCTTTAATTAAAAGATATCGTGAAGTTGCTCAATATCCTGATTGTGATGGTGCGATAGAAGATATAACTAATGAAGCAGTCACAATTCAAGACGACGCACCCAGTGTCAGATTAGTTCTTGACGACTTACCTGTATCAGATAGTATTAAAGAGAAAATTCATGAAGAGTTTTCTTCTATCTATGATATGTTGGAGTTTGATTATAAAGGACATGACATTTTTAAAACTTGGTATGTCGATGGAAGATTGTACTATCATTTAATATTGGATCCTAAGAATCCTACAGAGGGAATACAAGAACTAAGATATGTAGACCCACAAAAGATTCGTAAGATTAAAAATGTTAAGAAGAAAAAGAATGCTCAAGGCATTGAAGTTGTAGAGAGTCAAGAAGAATACTTTATATACAATGACAAAGGTATTACTGACTCTAATACAAAAGGAATTAAGTTAAGTCGAGATTCTGTGGTCTTTTGTCCTTCGGGCAATGTAGACCAAAATACTGGGATAGTCTTAGGACACTTACAGAAAGCTGTTAAGCCTGTCAACCAGTTAAAGATGATTGAAGACGCAGTTGTTATTTACAGATTAAGTAGAGCACCTGAACGAAGAATTTTTTATGTTGATGTAGGAAACCTGCCTAAGATAAAAGCAGAACAATATGTCAACGACATCATGAACAAGTATCGAAACAAAGTTGTTTACGATGCTACCACAGGTGAAGTCAGAGATGATAGAAAACACCTTAGCATGATGGAAGACTTTTGGATGCCTAGAAGAGAGGGTGGTCGTGGTACTGAAATTACTACACTTCCTGGAGGGCAGAACTTAGGAGATATTGCTGACATACAATACTTCCAAAGAAAACTTTACCAATCTCTAAATGTGCCGATGTCAAGATTACAAGGCGAGACTGGATTTACTTTGGGTCGTGCTTCTGAAATTACTAGAGACGAATTAAAGTTTAACAAGTTTATACAAAGAGTCCAAAGAAAGTTCAGCTCATTTATGGTTGACATTCTTAGGGTTCAATTAATTAGTAAAGGTATAATGTCGGACGAAGACTTCAATGAAATGAAAGTTGATATCCGAGTTGACTTCTTAGAAGATAATCACTTTACTGAATTAAAGAATAATGAATTGCTACAACAACGAGTAGGAATGCTAGGACAGGTAGAACCATATCTTGGTAAATTCTATTCACTTGAATGGGCAAGGAAAAATATACTAATGCAATCTGAAGAAGAGATTAAAGAAATCGACGATCAGATGGATGCAGAAAAGGCTGAAGCTGAAGCTGATAGTGGTGAGGGAGAAGTTCCTGACATGGACAGTATGCAATCTACAGATGAGCCTGATAACGATACACAAGATAATGAAGGAGAAGAAGAATGAGTGGAACTAAAGAATTAATAGATGCTATTGCTGATGGAAATGCTGAAGCAATAGAAAACACTTTCCAAGGTGTAATGTCTACAAAGGTTGGAGATAAATTAGATGCGATGAAGAAAGACCTTGCGTCTAATGTATTTAAGTCTCCTGAAGAACAAGAAGAGATAGCTGGTGAGCCAGAAGTCGAAGCAAAGGCAGAAAACGAAGTACCAGCTGAACAACCAGAGGTTGAGGAACCAGCTGATGCCACAGAAAAAGTTTAAAGATATTGTCGCTCCTTTTAAAAAGGATAGCGACACTTTGGCTGAAGAAAGAGAGCAACGATTAGTAGATAATATTAATGTTGCTTTACCTGAAGAAAGAGTGGCTGAGTATATTGCTAAACATAGTGATGTTGAAATAACAGATAAACTAGTTGAAGAATATATGAATAAAGCTGCAAATACTGACTTTAATGTTGATCCAATACTAACTGAGATTAAGATTAGAAGCATTAGGAATTTACGAGATAAGATAGATTATGTATTAAAAGATGGCTCAAAGGTTGCTATCAGTGAGAAAAACCAAATTTTACTAAATAGTTTATTGAAAGACAACAGTGATATAGTATCATATATGTCTGAGAATAAAAATAACTTTATAGAAGTTTTAAAAGGAGTGTACTAAATGGCAATTGTAAAAACAGTACTAGCCAAAGATAATCGAAAAGCTATCGTCAGAGTCACAGCAACATCGGCTGGTAATGGTACTATCGATATTGATGCTGACTTAAAATTAACTAATGAAACGATTACTACTAGTGCATTGAAAGTTGCCATTTCAAAAATAGAACACAGCTGTCAAGCTGCACAGGATATTACTGTGGTACGAAATTCAGTTTTAGTTGCACATGTTGCACCTGGAGCTACAAAGGTAGAAACTTCTTTACAAGATCAAGGCAACCAAGATATTGTTGTCACATTTAGTGGCAAAGGAATGGTTATACTTCATCTAAGCAAAATGGGTGGCTTTAATGACCCAGTAGAAACTCCACAATTCGGTGCTTACGATAATGAGACCGCAGTAGGAAGCTAATATGAAATTAATTAAAGAACATACAGAAGTTGTAAACTACCTTATCGAAGAAGATAAAGAAACTGGTAAGAAGAATTACAACATTGAGGGAGTATTCCTCCAAGCTGAAATTAAAAACAGAAATGGAAGAAGCTACCCCAAAGAAATTCTTGACAAAGAAGTAAAAAGATATATGAAAGAAAATGTCAAGAAGAATCGTGCGTATGGTGAGTTAGGACATCCTGATTCTCCAACTATCAATTTAGATAGAGTATCGCACATGATAAAAGATTTGAAGCTCGAAGGCAATGACTTTGTCGGAAAAGCTAAGATAATGGATACACCTTATGGTAAGATTGTAAAATCGTTAATTGACGAAGGAGCAAGTCTGGGTGTATCTTCTAGAGGGATGGGTTCATTGAAAACTACCAAAGACGGAACATCGGAAGTCCAAAAGGATTTTATGCTTGCTACTGCTGCTGATATAGTTGCAGATCCGTCGGCACCAGACGCATTTGTGCGAGGTGTTATGGAAGGCAAGGAATGGATGTTCGTTGATGGGAAGTTTGTCGAGCAAGATATTGAAGCTATTAAAAGTTCAATAACTGGAGCAACAAGATCTCAACTCGAAGAAGCAAAACTTTTCGCATTTGCGAAGTTTTTAAACAAAATTAAATAACCCATTACTAAGGAGACAATTATGTCAAGTATAGAACAAAAGATTGCGGATCTCCTAGCTGAATCGAATAAAGCCAAAGAGCAAATCGAAACACTAGAAGAATCTGAAGGATGGAAAAAATCAGAAGAGGAAGCTAAAGCTGAAGCACCTGCTGAAGAAGTAGTAGCTGAAGAAGAAGCACCTGCTGAGGAAGAGAAGTCCGAAGAAAAAATCGAAGAAGGTGAATTACCACCAGCTTTGAAAAAAGCTATCGAAAAGAAAAAGAAAAAAGATGGCGACGATGATGACGATGACGATGACGATGACGACGATGACAAAGATGACGACAAAAAAGACGAAAAGTCTAAAGACGAAACTTATATGAAATCATCTAAAGATAAGAAAAAGATGATGAAAAAAGAAGAGTCTGAGTCTGAAGAAGAAGTTGTAGCAGAAGAGTCTGAAGAAGAGTTCACTGTTGATGTTTCAGAAGATGTTGAAGCATTACTAAATGGTGAAGAACTATCTGAAGAGTTTAAAGAAAAAGCTACTACTATCTTTGAAACAGTTGTTGTTTCAAGAGTAAAATCTGAAGTCGCTAAATTTAAAAAAGAATTAGAGGAGTCTAATGCTGTTGCAATAGACGAAGCTAAAGAGAGTTTAATTGAAAAAGTTGATGGATATCTCAGCTATGTAGTTGAGCAGTGGATAAGTGAAAATGAAATCGCTCTCGAATCTGGTATGAAGTCGGAGATCTTAGATGGCTTCATTAAAGGTATGAAAGATCTATTCACAGAACATTATGTTGATGTTCCTGAGGAAAGATTTGACTTACTTGGTGATGCTCAAGAAAAAGTAGAAGAATTAGAGAAGAAGCTCAATGAGCAACTTGAAGCTAATGTCGAACTTTCTAAGAGTGTTAAAGAAATGGAAAGAGCGGAAGTTCTTTCTAAGGCATCCGATAAGATGACTGAAACTGATAAAGAAAAATTTGCTGGATTAACTGAGGATCTCAGTTTTGAAGGAAAAGAATCTTTTGAAAAGAAAGTCTCTACTATCAGAGAATCTTACTTTGCTTCTAAGCCAAGCAAAAAAAATGTAGAAACTGTTGTGACTGATGAGCCAGTACAGTTAGAAGAAGAGAATAAAAAGGTATCTAACGATCCTAAAATCTCTGCTTATGCTGACATGCTTGACAGAAGCAAGAGTAAATAAATTAATCTATCAACTTTAAGGAGAAATAAAATGGATAGAAAATCATTAATGGAAAAATGGTCACCTATTCTGGAACACGAAGGTGTAGCTCCAATTGCTGACAATTACAGAAAAGAAGTCACTGCTGTACTTCTTGAGAACCAGGAAACTGCTATCAAAGAAGAAAAGCAAGCGATGTTTGAAGCTGTTCATGTCAACGATGCTGCTGCTCTTCCTGATACAGGTGGTGTTGCCAAATTTGATCCAGTACTAATTTCTTTAGTACGAAGATCTGCTCCGCAAATGATCGCTTACGATATTTGTGGTGTACAACCAATGACTCAGCCTACTGGTCTAATTTTTGCTATGAAAGCAAGATATTCGACGCAAGGTGGAACTGAAGCATTATTTAACGAAGCTGACACAGACTTTTCTGGTTCAGGTACTCATGCTGGATCTAATCCAGTTGATGGTACTTACACAACTGGTACTGGAAAAACGACTGCTGATGCTGAGGTACTAGGTGACGGAAGCACTTTCAACGAAATGGCTTTCTCAATCGAAAAAACTTCAGTGACTGCTAAGTCTCGTGCTCTGAAAGCTGAATACACAATAGAACTTGCTCAAGATCTTAAATCAGTTCATGGTTTAGATGCTGAGGGAGAACTATCTAATATTCTTTCTACTGAAATCTTATCTGAGATTAACAGAGAAGTTATTAGAACTGTGTACAAAACTGCTAAAGCTGGTGCCCAAACAGGTACTGCTACTGCGGGAACTTTCGATCTAGATGTTGATGCATCTGGTAGATGGTCTGTTGAGAAATTCAAAGGTTTACTTTTTCAAATCGAAAGAGAAGCTAATGCTGTTGCTCAACAAACTCGTAGAGGAAAAGCAAACTTCATCATCTGTTCTTCAGATGTTGCAAGTGCTCTAGCAATGGCTGGTGTTCTTGATTACGCACCTGCCCTTTCAACTAACCTAAATGTAGACGAAGCTTCTACTACTTTTGCTGGTGTTCTTAATGGACGCTACAAAGTGTATGTAGACCCTTATACTGCGAATGGTGCTGCTAGTCAGTACTTTATCGTTGGTTATAAAGGTGCTTCAGCATTTGACGCAGGATTATTTTACTGCCCATATGTGCCTTTACAATTAGTTAGAGCAGTAGATCCTTCAACTTTCCAACCAAAAATTGGATTTAAAACCAGATATGGTTTCACTTCAAATCCTTTCATACAGTTGGATGGCTCAGGCGATCTAGTTGCTGACGAGAACTACTACTACAGAAGAGTTAAAGTCACTAACTTAATGTAATCTTAGAACTCTAAGGTACAATCCTTAAAAGGGGAGCTTCGGCTCCCCTTTTTTTTGTGCTTTACTTTTAAGTTTTTTTCAGGCTAAATAATAGTGTTAGTTTTACTAACATCGTTCATTCACTCTAAATGTAGCAGTGGACGGAAGTAAGTAGGAAAAGGAAAACCTCCCAGCAATGGGGCAAGCTAGTACCAATTAGACACGATCGAAAGGGAACGAGACCGACAATCCAACTGAAGGAACGCATTGGCTGTCATTTTAATATGACTTAATATTAACCAATGAAAACTGGAGGAAACGATGACTACTTTCTACAGAGGTATCAAAGTCACTGACGAGAATGTTAGCAAAGAGACTAAGAAGTCTAATGCTGGTATTTACAGAGGTGTCAAGCATGGTACTATCGAAAAGGAAAGTGCAACTGTCAAAAGCGATTTATCGTATCGTGGCATAAAGCACTAATCTTATTAGAGGAGCTGGGTGGTGTAAGATTTATATACTTATAACCTCCCAGCTTTTTTATTTGTACTAAATATTTTTGGTGGTAATAAAAATTTATTTTTTTATAACCTTTTTTAACCCTTAACAGGAAAAACCATGTCCACAGTTATTAAATTAACGAAGAGCATGGTGCGAAAAACCAAAGCACTCGCCAAATTTCTAGCATTCATTGCTCTTCCTTTAGGATTCCCAGTTGCCACAGTCGTGACGATGCGACTGAGTTATCTTGGATTCTAAATCAAACAAAACTCACGAGGACGATGTCGACTTCATGTTGAAGAGACCACTATTTTATATGGTGTTCTTACCATCCTGTCTCGCCATCGTTCCTTGTACTCTAGCTGTTTCAGTCATCTGGTATCTACAATATTATCACTAATTGAGGTTTCAAAAGACCTAAATAGTAGTGAGGATATTATGTCTAGATTGATTGAATATTACGAACGAATGATTGACTGGTTTCAAGTCACATTCGAAATAGACTATTATAAATTAATATTAATGGCTTTCCTATTTGGGATGGCTCTTGGTTTGTTTATACAAGGAATATGGTTATGACAAAAAGTTTGTTAAGAGATGTGGAAAATTTTGACAAGATGGTAGAGAAAACTTCTGACCCACGCATTAAAGAAATGTGGAAAAACAAAAAAGATTTAAAGAAAAAAATCGAACAGAGAGAAAATGGCACCAGAGGAACTACTAGCTCGTAGAATCGCAAAACTTGAGAAAGTTATAAAAGCTGCTCAAGACCATGGGTTCAAACAAATGTGGTCTTCCCATTTATTCCATTTAAGACAATTACAAAAAAAGAGAGTTAATTAATGACAGCTTATTCAAATGCATTCCCAGCAGACTTATCACCATTAAATCCTAATGGCTTTACATTCAAAGTGTCTAGATTACCTGATACAACTTTCTTTGTACAATCTGTAAACTTGCCTGGAATAAATCTAGGTGAATTTATGCAAGCTACTCCTCTTGTTGCTAGTCCTATCCCTGGAGAAATAATTACTTACCAAGATCTTTCAGTAGAGTTTCAAGTTGATGCTCAAATGATAAATTGGAAAGCTATACATGACTGGATGATTGGACTCGGATATCCCGAAAAGCACGAACAATATCTTTCTTACTTAACATCTGATGAGAAAGCTAAGATATCAGAAATATCTCAAAACTATTCAGATGCAACACTTCAAGTCCTATCTGGACAAAACACACCAGTGAAAACCTTTACATTTGTAGACTGTTTCCCTACTGCTCTAGACCCTATACAGTTCGAGTCTAAAATGCAGGATGTTATGATGGTTTCAGCTCGTGCAACCTTTAAATTTACATATTATAACATCTCTTAATCCTTTACTTTTAACTAATTTTAGAATAGAATAGACCTTGTATAAGGAGTATTTACAATGAATTTGACAGAACTACAAGACGAATGGAAAGCTGACTCTATTATAGATGACGATCATCTAGATAAAGAAGCTGTTCGCATTCCTAACTTACATCAGAAGTATTTAAAATTTTTGATGGAGTATAAATTAAAACTTACAAAGCATAGAGCAGAGTTTCATGCCTTACGAAGATTAAAAATAAGATATTATAATGGCGAACTGTCTAGGGAAGAGTTGCAGGAACACGACTGGGACCAATACCAAGGCATAAAACCTATAAAATCAGTACAAGACGACCTATTACATGGCGATGACGACCTAATTAAGATGACTGTACGCATAAGTTATCTAGAAGACATGGTTTATGCATGCGAAAGTATCATGAAATCAATCTCAGGTAGAGGTTGGGACATTAAAAACTCCATTGAGTGGAAAAAATTTATATCTGGTGCCTAAAATAACAATAGAAAAAGCAAGCAACATACATATTCGTTGCTTTTCCGATCCAGGCACTGAACAGGAGCTGTCTGACTACTTCACATATTCAGTTCCAGGAGCACAATTCACTCCACAGTTCAGATCTCGTCTCTGGGATGGAAAAATACGACAATATGACAGAATACGACATACATTATATCTTGGATTATACAAATATGTAGAAAGATTTGCAGTTGAACGAGGTTATGAGATAGAATGTAAGGATTTAATCGTTATAGACCGAAAAATACCCTTTGAAGAGGTAGAAAACTGGGTAGATTCACTAGATTTAGCATCTAAGGGGTCAAAACTCTCCGTGAGGGAGTATCAGACTGAAGCTATACATAAAGCCATTAATGACCAAAGAACACTCCTAGTGAGTCCTACAGCGAGTGGAAAATCATTAATTATCTATTCAACTCTGCGATACTTACTCAATATGGGTAAAAAAGCAATAATCATAGTACCAACGACTTCATTAGTAGAACAACTCTATAAAGACTTCCAAGACTACTCATCCATCAATGGGTGGGATGTAAATCATCATGTACAAAAACTATATTCAGGATTTACAAAAGATATTACGAGTGATGTATTAATTACAACATGGCAGTCAGTTTATAAACAACCAAGACAATGGTTCTCTCAGTTTGATGTATGTTTCGGAGATGAAGCACATCAATTTAAAGCAAGATCCCTTACGACCTGTATGGATAAATTAATTAATTGCGATTATAGAATAGGCACGACTGGTACGATTGATGGAAAGAAAGTTCATAAATTAGTTTTAGAAGGTGTATTTGGACCAGTGTTTGCTGTCACTACTACTAAGCAATTGATGGAAGATAAAAAGGTTGCTGAATTAGATATTACTTGTTTATTATTAAAATACGATGAAACAGATAGAATGGGTAGAAAGAATAACAAGTATGCTGATGAGATGGATTATCTAGTCACTAATGATGCTAGAAATAAATTCATAGTCAACTTGGCTAGTGATTTAAAAGGAAACACATTAGTACTGTATCAATTTGTACAGAAGCATGGAATTCCACTATACGAAAACCTAAATAAAAAGGTAGATGGTTCAAAGGACATCTGGTTTGTTTCAGGCGACACTGTCGTAAAGGATAGGGAAAAGGTCAGAGAAATAGCAGGCGATACAGACAACAATATAATAGTTGCTTCATTTGGTACATTCTCGACTGGCATTAATATACCATCTATCGAAAACATTATTTTCGCTTCACCAAGTAAAAGTAAGATAAGAAACTTACAATCTATTGGTCGAGGTTTAAGATTGAAAGAGGGGAAGGATAGTTGCAACTTATATGATGTTGCGGATGACCTATCTTGGAAAAGTTGGAAGAATCATACATTAAGACACTTTTCTGAACGACTATCTATATACTCCGAAGAAAAATTTAACTACAAGATTGTAGAGGTAAATATATGAACAAGAACTTAATTAAAGAAGACGATCAGTTTGTTTTGGTTAAGTTAGCATCAGGCGAAATGCTTGTCGCTACTCTAAGACAACACACCGAAGAAACACTTTCGGTTGAGTATCCCTTTGAATTAAGAATACATCAAGATAAAAGAAAAGACCAGATAGTTGATGTCACTGCTGCTGCACCATTCTGTGGTTTCGCAGAAGATAGAAAGTTTACCTTTAAGAAATCAGATATTATGTTTACTAAACAACTACACACCTATTCTATACCATTTTATATCGAACTAGTTGAAGAATATGAAAAACTAATAGATGTTCCAGTACCTAAGAAGAGTCTCTTTGAAACTCAAGAGATGTTAAGGAAGACTGCTTCCGACATGATTGAAAGAAACAAAGAGATATTGGGAGAGGACAGATACGAAGATACTAGTGAAATAATAGACGCATTATTAGGTATTAAAAAGGATACGATACATTGATAAGTATAACAATTCCAGCAAAACAATATATGCAAGCAAGACTTGAGAAGTCTGGCATGAAGTATGCACGACTCGCCCTCGATGGTGGAGGTTGTGCTGGGTTTACTTATAAATGGGAAGAAACAAATACAGTCGAGGATGGTACACTAATCGAGGATATAATTATAGTTGATAAGACTGCTGAATTATATGTACTAGGATCTGAGATTGATTATAAGGAAGATTTCGCAGGATCGCATATCGAGATTATAAATCCGAATGCTACTGGAAGTTGTGGTTGTGGTGAAAGTGTCGGTTTCTAATATAATACTCTACTCTATTACTTAACCCCCTACACCCCATACTCTAACTTTAAAAAACTTAAAAGTAAAGCAATTTTAAATAATTTTTTTAATAGTTTACTTTTAAGAAAACTTTATATAGAATAACTTATTATGAATGGAGAAATACATGGCAGTTTCTAAGAAGAAGCCACAACATTATGTTGATAATAAAAAGTTCTTGCAAGCATTGAAAGATTACAAGCAAGACTGTTTAAAGGCAAAAAAAGCAAAAGAAGATAAACCAAGAATCCCAGAGTATATTGGAGAATGTTTATTAAAGATTGGTACACACCTTTCATATAAACCAAACTTCATAAACTATACTTATCGGGAAGATATGATTTTAGATGGTGTTGAAAATTGTATTCAATATATACATAACTTCGATCCTGATAAATCAGCAAACCCTTTCTCATATTTTACGCAGATTATATTTTATGCTTTCTTACGAAGAATAAAGAAAGAGAAAAAACAAACCTATGTAAAACAAAAACTAATTGCTGAAATGGATGTTGACGCATTTATGGAAGCAGGGGAAGATGCTGAAGGAACGAATGCTTATATTGAATATATGAAGAAGAACCAAACTCTAGACCCATATTTTGAAGCAAAAGAAAAAAAGAAGAAAGAAAAAAAGTCCACACCCATCTCTGATGCGTTGGATGATGTGAATGAGTAAAGTTGCGATTATTACAGATCTACACTTTGGTGCTAGAGGTGATGCCACCACATTTGTAGATTACATGGATAAGTTTTATACAAATACATTCTTTCCTACATTGAAAGAAAGAGGTATCAAGACAATATTAAATCTTGGCGATACATTCGATCGCCGAAAATACATTAATTATCATTCGTTGAAAAGATCTAGACAGTTCTTTTTCGACCCTATTAAAGATGCTGGTATGAACATGTGGATGTTGGCTGGTAATCACGATACCTATTATAAGAACACCAATGATACTAATTCTATCGACTTACTATTAAATGATTATCAAAATATTACTACCATACCTGAAGCGATGGATATAACAGTTGATGGTCGTGAAATTTTTATGCTACCATGGATATGCACTGATAACTATGAAGAGAGTATGAAAAGAATGCAGGACTCTACTGCTGAAATATGTATGGGACATTTAGAGATATCTGGTTTCGTTATGCATAGAGGTGTTAAGTCGCATGGTGGTTTAAATAGAGAAAGATTTAATAAATTCGCTCTAGTTTATTCTGGGCATTATCATCATCGCAATAACGATGGTCATGTATATTATCTCGGCAACCCTTATGAATTAACTTGGTCAGACTATAAAGACCCTCGAGGATTCCATATATGGGACACTGAGACTATGAATCTAGAATTCATACCTAACCCCTACACCATGTTTGAAAGGGTTGAATATGATGATGCAAATAACTCCTATGATGATTATGATGCTACTATTATGGCTGACAAGTATGTTAAAGTGATTGTTGCTAATAAAACAGACTTTAATAAGTTTGATTCTTTCATGAAGAAGATATATAAGGCAGGTCCACACGATGTAAGGATTATAGAAGATTTTAATGAGTTTAGAGATGGCGAAATAGATGAAGAATTAAATCTAGAAGATACTATGAATATTTTGAATAGTTATGTTGAAAGTGTTGAGACAACAGTTGATAAAGAAAAGGTAAAAGGATTCCTTAGAGGACTGTATGCTGAAGCACAAACCCTTGAGAGCGAAACTGCTGAATGATTACATTTGAGAAGATTAAGTGGAGGAATCTACTTAGTACAGGAAATGCTTGGACGGAAGTAGAGCTTAATCGTTCTACTACCACATTAATTGTAGGAAAGAATGGTGAGGGTAAATCAACTATTCTTGATGCATTAATGTTTTCATTATATGGAAGACCTTTTCGTAAAGTAAAGAAAGACCAACTTGTTAATAGTATTAATGGAAAAAACTTAGAAGTTGAAATAGAATTTAATGTAGGTGGAAAACATTATAAAGTATTAAGAGGTGCAAAACCTAATAAGCTAGAAATATTTGCTGATGGATTAAAGTTAGATTCTTTTGCAAGTAATGCTGACACCCAAACTTATTTACAAACACAAATTATAGGATTTGCCTGGAGAACTTTCAGCAAGATGGTTATTCTGGGTTCAGCTAGTTATCAACCATTTATGCAGATAGGTGGCTGGAATAGACGACAAGTTATTGAAGACATATTAGATATTCGTATTTTTAGTACGATGAATGAATTACTTACTGAACGAATTAAAATAACTAAAGAGCAATTAACTACTGCTCATAATAGAATAGAAGTATGTAGAGCAAGTGTAGATGCTCAAAAAGAATTACTTGATGCATTAAGTAATGTTAAAGAAGAAGCTATTGAAAAGATAAATAAAAAGATACTTGCTAACGAAGAAGAGTCTAAAGGTATAAGCGAAGCCATTGAAGTAATTTTAGAAGAAGTGGAAAAACTAAGTATATCTATTAATGATACTGAACAGGTCAATACTGATTTAGAAGAAGCTAAAAAACTATTGGCACAATATGATAATAAACAATCAGGTATTACTAATGATATTGCATTCTTTGAGAATAATGATGAGTGCCCACAATGCCAACAAGGTATAGAGCATGACCATAAGAATAATATTCTTACTCAATTGAATGTTAAGCTAGGCAAAGCCAGTGGAAACTTATTATCACTTTCTCAGGCTCTAGAAAAGCTAAATAAAAGATACGAGGAGATTGCGTCTATCAACAAGACTATAATGGGCAAGAACTCAGAAGTAAGTGCTCTCAACCAATCACTCAGCCTTATAAGTAAAAACAATAAGGAAATGGTAGAAGAACAATCGAATCTAAATATAGATGATGATAATGTTGTAAATCAAAAAGCCAAACTGAAGGAGTTAGCAACTTCGGCAGTTGAAGCTGTAGAGGAAAAAACTAACATTGAAGAACAAAAACAAATCGAAGATGTATCAAAAACTCTTCTTGCAGATACTGGAATTAAGACAGAAATTATTCGCCAGTATTTGCCCATCATTAACAAACTCATTAATAAGTATCTACAAGCTATGGATTTCTTCGTTCACTTTGAACTTGATGAAGATTTCAATGAAACAATTCGTTCACGATACAGAGATGAGTTTACTTATGACAGCTTCTCAGAAGGAGAAAAGTTGAGGATAGATCTTGCAATACTATTTACTTGGAGACAAATAGCCAAGATGAAGAATTCAGTAAATACCAATCTGCTCTTATTAGATGAAATATTTGATAGCAGTATGGATAACAGTGGTACTGACTTGTTCCTACAAGTATTAAATGAAGTTGGTGAAGGAACAAATGTTTTCGTTATATCTCACAAAGGGGATCAGCTTTTTGACAAGTTTAGATCGGTTATTAAATTTGTTAAGAAGAATGATTTTTCATCAATACAAATCGGAGGATAATTCATGAACGCACAAGCACACCTAATGGAACAATATAATAAACTTAATTATGAACACTCGGAACTACACAAAGAAGTTGAGAAATATAAATTTGATACAACCCAACTAAAAGAATTAAAACTAAAGAAACTAGCAGTCAAAGATAAATTGACATTAGTATCGGAGAAATTAGGTATAAGCTAAAATGAATATATTAGATAATGTAAAAGGTGAATTAATACCATGGGACGATCCTCTACTTACCAGTGAACAAGATGACTGGAAGTTTGAGGAGTACCCAATGGAAGAAGCAGCAAAACTTGGACTCTTATTAATCGAGACTTCAAGAAAGTTAAATGGTGCTGGACTATCAGCAAATCAAATAGGATTACCATATAAAGTTTTCGCACTGACTGCTGAAGAACAAATGGACTTGCCAGCCATGGCAATTTTTAATCCTGAAATATTAGAATCATCAGAAGATAAAACATCTATGACAGAGGGATGCTTATCCCGACCAAATTTATGGCTAATGGTTTCACGACCAAGAGTTATTAAAGTCAAGTATTTTACATTCAAAGGTGAAGAAATCAAGACGACCCTTTCTGGGTATGTTTCACGAGTATTCCAACATGAGTATGACCACATGATTGGGATAGACTTTACTCAACGAGTCTCGAGAGAGAAATTAAAAAGAGCAATTAAAAAACTAAAAAAAGACGCAAAAAGAGGAAGAACAACTCAAGTAATTAGAGGAAATTTCAATCCCTAGTTATAAGTCCTTGTTTTTATATAACAAAAAAGTATAAAAAAAGGTGAGAAAGTGCTTTACTTTTGGGTCAAATTGTAGTAAGATACTTGTATTGAATAATTAATTGAGAGGTAAATCGTGAATAATTCAAAAGATGTATTAGCAAAATTACTTAGCACCGAGGATGTCCATGTCGTTCGTGCTAAAGTTCCAACTGCATCATTCGATGTAGTGGGTAGAACATTGACTCTACCAACATTCGTAAACTTAGATGAAAATGTAGAAAATCTTATGATTGGTCATGAGGTCGGTCATGCTCTACATACTCCTGCTAAAAAAATTATGAATGATAAAGCATTTGATGATAAGCTAGTAAAAAATTATGCTAATGTTATTGAAGATGTTCGTATTGAAAAACTAATTCAAAAACAATATCCTGGATTGCGTACTGACTTTATTGCTGGGTACAAACTTCTTGCTGATAATGACTTCTTTCAGATTGGTGATAAAGATGTAAACTCTCTCAACTTAATTGATAAAATTAATCTTTATTTTAAAATCGGTCTTAAGTCTGGTATCAAATTTTCTAAAGAAGAATTTGCAATTGCTTCTAGAGTTGATTCTTGTAAAAACTTTGATGAGGTTGTGGCACTTGCTAAAGAGTTAGCCGAGTATGCTCGTGATAAAAAGAAAAAAGAAGAAGAGAAAAAAGCTGAACAATACCAAGAAGCACAAAACGATCTTGATGATTTAGATAATGAAGAAGAAATGGAAGAGCAAGAGTCTGATGATTTTGATGATGATGAATATGAAGAAGGCGATGCTCCAGAAAATGATGATGAAGAAGAGACTGTTGCTAAAGATGAAGAAGATACTAAGTCTAGATCTGGAGCTGGTGAACATCAAGCTGAAGAAACTCCTCCAACTTTTGATGAGAGAGAATTAGAATCATCTACTCAGGATGCTCTTGATAAAAGTATGGAAGACCATGCTCAACTTGATGATAAAATTTTTAGAACTCTTGATATTCCTGAATATCCTTATGGTACAGATCCTGTTATTACTTACAAGCAAATCTTAGATATGCTTACTAAGATTCCTGAAGGACAGCCTACTGATAAGTGGGGTGACCCAGTTGATGCTAACGATCCTGAGTGTGTCACTAAACAATCTGTTCTTGATAGAATCAATGGTGATGACCATGTTATAAATGATAAAGGTCATTACGATTATATCTATATGTTTGACAGATATGATGAGTTCCGACCTTATCTTGGTGCTACATCTGGTGCTTACTATAAAGAAGATTATGATAACTTCATGAACAATATTAAGTCTGATATTGATTATATGGTAAAAGAGTTTGAGATGAAAAAATCAGCTCAAAGATATGCTCGTACTGAAACTGCTAAGTCTGGTCAGTTAAATGCTAACAAATTATATAACTATAAATTGTCTGAAGATTTATTTAAAAGAATACAAGTATGTTCTGATGATAAAAATCATGGTTTCATTATGGTGGTTGACTGGTCTGGTTCTATGCACTCTATTATGAGAGATACTATCAGGCAAGTAATTGTATTATCTACTTTCTGTCGTAAAGTAAATATTCCTTTTGAAGTTCTTGCTTTCTCTAATCATGATAATTCTTATAATGAAAAAGATCCTTTGACTGAAGATAAAAAAGATATCATGAGAAAGTATGCTGCAAAACTAAGAGATGAAAATACTGCTTACATGCAAAGACAAGAAATGTGGTATTACCAGCTTCTTACTAATGATATGAACCAAAAAGATTTTGATTGTATGTGTTATATGCTACACTCTCATGTATGGCATTACTCTCGTGAGTTAGCATTATCTGGTACTCCTTTGAGTGAAGCACTTGAAGTTGCTGTTGGTTATACTGGTAGATTTGTCAAAAAACATAATATTGATAAAATGAACTTTATAACTTTGACTGATGGAGCAGGATGGTCTAGAGGTATGCAATGCAACCATGAGAAACTAAGAGACATGGGTATTGAAACCAAATGGAGTGTGAAACGAATTGATACTCTTGTAGATCCTGTGACTAAGAAACATTATAAAGTCTCTGACAAACATGATATTGGTGGCTCTCCTTATGACTATGCATATCTTGATATGATTAAAACAAGATATGGTGCTTCTACTATTGGTTATTTCCTTGGTAGAAATACTCAACAAGGAATTGGTGAGTTCGCTAGATATAATATCAAAGAAGCTGATAGATTTGATAGAGATGCTTCTAGAGTTCTTATTCGTAGAAATAATGGCTGGGCATCTTTCTCTGAAGGAACTGGTCGTGACGAGATGTTCTTCCTTGATGTTAAAAAACTTAATCCAGCAAATGCTGAGATTTCTATCGATGGTCAAAAGTCTGCTGCTCAGATTGCTAGGCAGTTCTCTAAAGGTCTAAAACAAAATAGACAATCGAAAGTATTAATGAGTACATTCGTAGAGAGGGTAGCATAATGAACCACATGCAAGAACTCTTAGGATATACTGAAGCTGATATTGTTTCAGAGACTAAGGTTTGCGCAAAGTGTGGCGAGACTAAACACATATCAGAGTTTGGTACTAGAGCATTCAACCAAGATGGCAGTGGTCAAACTCATAACTTTTGCAAATCATGTGGAAGAATCCAAGCTGGTGCTCTTAGCAAAATGAAAAAAGAGATACCACTTCCAGATAAAGATTACAAATGTCCTGGATGTAAAATGACTGAACAAGAAATAAAAGATAAATGGAAATCTTTTCAGAACAAGAACATTACAGTTTGGAGATTAGACCACGACCACAACCAATTAATACCAAGAGAGTATCTTTGCGATTACTGTAATAATACTGTTGGTCGTTGTGAATCCCCAACCACACTTCGTGCTCTCGCAGACTATTTAGAAAAATATGGAATCAATGACTGAACAAGAAATAAAAGAAAAGATTAAACAAAGAAGAAGTCAGATGTTAGTTCATTCCTGCATATATTATGAGATGGATGAAAGTATAGTCGATGACCATACTTGGCAGAAATGGGCTGACGAACTTACATCGTTGCAAAACGATAATCCCCTGCTTTGTACCATAGATTTCTATGACGAAGCATTTGCTCGGTGGGATGGATCCACTGGTCATCATTTACCTCTCAAAGACGAGTGGGTTCAAAGCCGAGCAAACCTCTTAATAAATGCTAAAAAGGAAGGACACGGCACAACATTATGAGAAAAGAGAAAACCCCACCACCATCTAAAAAATTAAGATACCATGTAAAAAGACTTGGTAAAAAATTTCAAGTAATTGAAAATGGTGGTGACATACAAAATAAAATTATTGTATATTGCGATACTAAAAAAGAAGCATATGCAATTGCGAAAACTCAAGGCAGTACTCAACAGTGGCAACACAATGGTGGTATTCCTTTATTCCTTTGCTCAGGAAAAACTTAATGTATTCAGGTCATAGAGCAGTCATTGGAATTTTAACAAGTACGCATCAAACAAAATTTGATGTATTACGATGTATGGAGTCATGTCAAGGATATCCTATATGGGTACATGATAATTCTAATGATAACTTTCATATTGACCTGATGAAGAATGCAGTAAAAGATAAATGCCATTATTTTTCCTCTAGTGTATCTAATGGTATGCCAGGACTTGGTAAAAATAGAATGATGCAACACTTTGGTATGGATACTAATTTAAGATTTTTTGACTATTGTTTTATGATAGATGGCGATGATGTTTGGGGTGATACTATGCCCAAACTATTTAAAAAACAATTTACAGGTGACTTCTTATTTACTTCTGGTGGTAAAATGGAATGGCAAGGAGAAACTTTAAAAGCAGATGGTACAGTACTAGCACAAAAGATAATGGGAGAACTAGAAGAAGAATTTAAAAGACCTGATACATGGATTGCTACAATGCTTGAGATGGAAGAAATGGTAAATAAATTTTATCAGCATCCTAAGAATGAGAAAGGTACATTAAATAGATTGATTGGCTTTCATAAAGGATCGTATCATAAATTAAAATTTAAAGAAGATCTTAAAGTTGGTGAAGATATTATCTTTATGATGGATGCCTATATGATGAATAAACGAAAAGAATTAAAACTACAATATATTCATGATGATGAATTATATAGATATATGCCAAATGAACGAGGACTGTATATGTATTCTTTCACAAGACCAAAAGAAAAATGGATTGAAACTTTTAAAAGTTATCTTCCACCAAAAGCACCGAGAAAAAAAATTAAAGTTGATTGGGTAGAATGACATACATAGTTCCAAAAAAAGTTTATTACATTCACATTCCTAAGACAGGTGGGACAACTGAGAAATATAGTTTGATTGAAAAGTATGGCGATGAGTTTCAAGAAGTACCAACAGGAAAACATAGTCCTTATGATGAAATGTATAAAGATTATGATTGTATCTATACGCATGTAAGAAATCCACATAATAGAATGTTATCTATGTATTTGTTTTATTATGAACTTCAATATATGCCACAGAAATATATATCGCCTGATAGAATTGAATTTCAAATTAGTGAACATAAACAAACGATAGGATTAAATGCTACAGAACTCTTTATGAAGAATCCAAGTAAGTTTGATAAAATGCTTTTTAATAAATTAAACATTCTTACTAAAGATCCTAATACAGAAAACTATTGTCGTTGGTTAGAGATTATAGGAAAAGCAAATAAAGAGATGGATGAATATTTTGTATATCGCCCATGGCTACAACAAAACTTATGGATTAAATCTAATGTAGTCGCAAAAAAGATTGAAGATGAAAACTATGATGTTCATCTCAATACTACCACTAGAATGCCAGAGCATAGTGATAGTGAATATATTGATGCTGGCAAAACTTTAATTGAAGATCTTTATAAAGAAGACTTTGATTTATTTAACTACTAAGTTGAGACAATGAAAAAGTTTAAATTTTATTTAGAGATTATTACCTGCTTCTTTATTATAGCAGGTGTAATAAAACACTACCATTAACAAAGGAGAAATATATTATGGGAAAACATTTGAAAACT